GATGATGGTTGATTTAAAATGGGAACACAAACATGAGTGTAACAAGTAAGCACCCACAATACAATAACAACGTTGGACGATGGACACTAGTGCGTGATGTCATTAACAGTGATGTTAAGCAGTACATTAAATCGGTAGATTCGAGTGACGTTGAAAGAAGTGAGCGTTATAGAGACGATGCAACTTTTACTAACTTCACAGGTCGTACTAAGGCCGGATTAGTTGGTGCAGTATTCGGTAAGGACATAGAGATAGATCTACCTGGCAGTATAAAGTACTTAGAGAAGGACTCAACAGGCAACGGGCTTTCATTAGAGAAGCTCGCACAAGAGATTACAGGCGAAGTACTACAAGCTGGTAGGTATGGCCTATTAGTTGACTTTCCTGCCAGTGAGGACGGTCTAACAGCCGCTGAGGTAACTAACCTTAACCTAAAGGCACGAATAAACAAATACAAAGCAGAAAGCATAATCAACTGGCAGCAATCCACTGTCAACGGCATATCACAGGTAATACTAGTGGTACTACTCGAACATGTCGATACAGTTGGTGAAGATGGCTTCACATGGGTAACAGAGAAGCAATATAGAGTGTTACGCCTAATCAATAACGTTTATGTTCAACAGATGTACAACCAAGACGGTGATTTAATACACGAGTACATACCAAGAGACTTTAACGGTGTCTCATTTGAGATTATACCGTTCGTATTCGTTGGCTCTGAAGATAACGACAGCGATGTTGATATAGCACCACTATATGACTTGTCCCAGCTTAACATAGGCCACTTACGCAACAGTGCAGACTATGAGGAATCAGTACATGTCACAGGACAGCCTACTTTAATCATGTCGACTAACATGAGTGCACAAGAGTTTAAGAACGCTAACCCAGGCGGCGTAATCATAGGAGCACGTAGAGGCTTCAACCTAGGACCAGGTGGTAGTGCCACTATGTTACAAGCTAGCCCTAACCAGTTGGCAGATGTAGCCATGAAACGCAAAGAAGAACAAGCGGTTATGTTAGGCGCACGTTTAGTGATGCCAGCAGGACAGAACGAGACAGCAGAAGCAGCACGTATCAAGCATAGCGGTGAGAACAGCGTACTATCAACGATTACTAAGAACGTTAACAATGCTTTACTTACTTGTATTGATTATGCAATGCGGTTTATGTCGAATAAACAAGTTACACAAGATGTTATCTTTGTGATGAATACACAGTTCTTTGATGTAACAGTTGACCCACAAATGATTATGGCTAAGCTACAATTGTTTAACTCTGGTATTATAGCAGCGCAAGACATACGTACATCGTTACGTAAGACTGGCGAGCTAGCAGCTGATAGAACGGATGACGATATCAACAGCGATGTAGAACAAATGGATCCAATAGGCGATATAAATGTAGCTAACCCAAACCAGGTATAACCATAAATAAGTAGGTATAAATGTAGCTAACCCAAACCAGGTATAACCATAAATAAGTAGGTATAAATGTAGCTAACCCAAACCAGGTATAACCATAAATAAGTAGGTATAAACGCATGGGAACAACTAAGACATTCTTACAGAACGCGTCAACACGACACGCCATATTTGTACAGCGGTTCGCTGGCGGACAGATTAAAGAGATACAATCCTTACTTGACCGCATACGAAAGGTTGCACTAGGTCGCATACGCTCAAAGCAATTAACCGATATGAGTAGGAAACAACAGCTTGCACTTGTTAAAGAGATAGACGATCTTACAGTAGCATTATACGATAAGATGGGTAAGAAACTATTAGGCAACATGCAAGAGTTTGGCAACTATGAAGCAGACTTTAGCGCTAGGATGTTCACTAAAGGTACCAATACGGACTTTGTGACGCCCTCTACCGCGATTATAGAGGCTGCCATAGCTACTACCCCTATTAAGATGACTAACGAGACGTTGACCATTGAAGGGGCCTTAAAACAGTTCAGTAAACAAAAGCGTAAACAGATAGCTACTGTAATCAAGGACGGCGTGGTAGCAGGACGCACGAATGATGATATTAGTCGTGACTTAGAGTTTGTAACCCGTAAGATACAACAGAATCATGCTAATGCTCTTATACGTACCATCACCAACCAGGTTAGCACTGTAGCACGAGGTGTTACATTAGAAGAAAACAGCGATATCATTAAAGGGTATCAATGGGTAAGCACTTTAGATGGCAGCACTACGGCCACGTGCCAATCATTGGATGGTAAAGTGTTTAGAGGTACTAAGGGACCGCGACCACCAATACATTGGGGATGTCGTAGCACCATTATACCAGTAGTGAAGAAAGAATTTAGTATAAGTAATAAAATTAAGTCCGAACGCCCCTCAGTAGGGGACGAAGGTGTTGAAACAGTACCAGGGCAATCTACTTATAACAGTTGGTTGAAGAAACAATCAAAAGAATTCCAGGATGAAGTACTCGGAGAAACCAAGGGTGCTTTGTACCGGGAAGGGGGTTTATCAGTTGGATCATTTGTTGATCATAACTTTGAACCTTTAACATTGCAACAGCTTAGGCGAAAAGAACCCGCAGCATTTAAGAAGGCGGGACTTGATGACGAATAGTCTGTGATTATTATTAAATTAACCTTGTGGGAAAATTAAACATGTCAAATGAAGAAAATGAAACATCAATTGAGGACTTAAAGAAGTCATTAAGTGATAGAGACGCAACAATTAAAGACTTACAAACGCAGTTCGACGCTGTCAAAGGTAAGGCCGACCAATTGTTAGATGAAACTAAAAAAGCTAAAGCGAAGGCGAGGGACGATGAAGCAATTGCCAATCAAGCCCTAAAGGATAGAGCCAAAAAGAATGGTGACTTTGAACAGTTACTACAATCATCCGAAAAAGAAAGACAAGCATTGTCTGAACAGTTAGGTACATTACAGAATAGAGTAAGTAGTGAGAAGACACGTTCAGAGTCGCTAAGACTGGCTTCAGAGCTAGCCGACGGCACGAATGCAGAACTCTTAAGTGAGTTTATCAGTAAACGATTAAAGTATACTGAGGATGGCTTAAAGGTGTTAGATGATAATGGAAACTTGACAGTGTCGAGCTTACAGGACCTAAAACACGAATTCGAATCAAGTGGAAAGTTTCAATCACTTATTCGAGGAAGTAAATCAAGCGGCGGCGGTGCTGTCGGAGATGGTAACGGTGTTGCCGGAAAAGCAAAAATAGAACGCTCCAATTTCGATGGAATGAATCCAACACAACAAATGGAATTCATACGAGATGGTGGCGAAATAACAGATTAAAATATATGAGGATATATAAATAATGGCTAATACATTAACTAACTTAATACCAGACCTATTCAACGCATTAGACGTTGTATCAAGGGAACTGGTAGGTCTAATACCTGCAGTATCACGCGATTCAAGCATTGAACGAGCGGCAAAAGGCGAAACAGTACGCAGCTTCGTGGCACCAGTGTCAACAGCATCGGACATAACAGCTGGACAGCAACCAGCGGATAACGGTAATCAGACTATCGGTAATAAAACAATAACAGTCTCTAAATCACGATACGTACCTGTGCGTTGGAATGGTGAAGAACAGAAAGGAATCAATCACGGCGTAGGCTACGGTAATGTACGTGCAGATCAGTTTGCACAAGCAATGCGTACTCTTACTAATGAAGTGGAGGCGGATTTAGCAGGACTATATGTAAAAGCAAGTACAGCGGTAGGCCCAGATGGTACGACTTTGTTCGATGCAGCTAACTACAATGATGTTGCTCAAGTCCGTAAACTTCTTGTTGACAACGGTGCACCTATCTCAGATATGCATTTGATTCTTAATACAACTGGTGGTGCTGCCCTTCGTGGTAACGCTCAGTATGCAGGCGCTAATACATCTGGCCTGGATTCAATCCTACGTCAAGGTGTCTTGTTAGATGTCCATGGTATGGCTATTCGTGAATCATCACAGGTTATCTCAGCAGCAGCCGGTACAGCTTCAAGCTGTACGGTCAATGATGATGGCTACGCAATCGGCGCAACGGTGTTAACACTGTCCGAAGCCGGTACAGGTACTATCCTAGCTGGTGACGTTATCACTATCACTGGTGATGCATCTGCTACACCTTATGTTGTCGCTTCCGGTGACGCTGACATTTCAGGTGGTGGTACTATTACTATTGCCGCACCTGGTTTGAAAGCTTCTTTAACGGCTGCAACTCATGTCGTCACGGTTAACGCAAGTTTAGAAAAGAATATGGCTTTCAGTCGTAACGCTATTCACCTTGTTACACGTGCACCGGCTCGACCAGTTGAAGGCGATAGCGCAGATGACTTTATGGTTATCCAAGACCCACGGTCAGGACTAGCTTTTGAAATATCTATGTACAAAGAGTACAGACAGGTTAAGTATGAAGTTGCACTGGCTTGGGGTTATGAAATGATTAAACCAGAGCATTGTGCTTTACTCGTAGACTAGAAGTAATCACATTATAGGCCCTTAACATAGGTTAGGGGCTTTTATTTTAAATTATTATAGGAATAATTAAATGAGTAAAACAACAATATTCATACCAGCTAACCACCAGCTTACAGTTACAGCCGACGCATTAGCGAGCGGTCATCACTATAGAGTGGTAAGTGGTAGCCAAGGTACAGATTTCACGGCAATCGCTGTAAGCACTGCACCAACAATAGGTCCATTTAGTGACCCAAGAACATACGCGATAGTTGCGGACAAAGGGGTATTTACTACTGCCATTGTACCGTACACAGTCGAGAACGCAGGCATAAGTGCTGATGGCGTTGCAACGTTAACCAATAAAACCTTTGATGCCAACGGCACGGGTAACAGTATTAGCAATATAGATGTGGCTGATTTAGCCGACGGCACAGATGGGAACTTAATTACATATGACGCAGCAGGCGCACCAGAAGTGGTTGCTACCGGTACCAGCGGTCAAGTGTTAACCTCTAACGGTGTTGGAACAGCACCAACGATGCAAACGCCCAGTGGCGGTGGTTTCGTACCAATTGGTGCAGCTCAAACAGCCAGTG